AGCCCATCTTCAGCAACTGCATTTCCAGCATTAAACTGATATACCCAGTCCAGTGCGCTTCTTGTTCATCTTTGGTAATCTTCCCATCACCATTGATGTCCACCGATGCACCGCGCGCGTTGATTCTGTGTGCTTGTCCAGCATGCTGTCTGTCTATGAAAACTATCATGGATGTACTTTATCACGTATTAAGTTGTATTTACGAAACTAAGGAGGGGTTGACCAGTGTATTGTCTTCTAATTGCAGTACAAAGTTCCACTTTCCACCACTCCACGACTTGCCAACAATCTGACATTTGTGTTCATCCAGTCCCAAGTTTTCACTGGTCAATGCAATTATTTCACCCACTTCCAAGAATCCGAACTGTGGAAATGCTGATACTTCGATACCGTAAGCACCTAAAGCTGACATTCTTATTCTATCGCGTGCAATCCTGTATGCAGTGTGCATTTCCCAAACAAATGGCAGTTCAATAACAGTTTCCAACAATCCAAATCTGGAGTATGACATATCACTGACTGGGTCCCTCTGAATGAAGGCATTGTCATTTCCATTGTATGTTGGGTCAATGATGACAGTGGACAAATAGTGTTCTAACCGACCAGTGAACCCATACTTGACTGTCACTTTGTTGACTGGCTGAACTTCCAAAGGTTGCAGACCTGTTTGGATTTCAAACATTCCAGATTCCAGAATGTAGTGATTTGCAGGAATGATGTCTTGGGTGAAGTACAGATTCAGTCTTGGTGTCAGTCCATTGGGACCATTGAAGACTTCAATTGGCAGATTGGCAACAATGTTCTGTTTGAACCAATCCAGTACAAGAATACTGGGGTCATTGATGTAACCAGCAAACTTGTATCTGTTCAGCACTGAAACCAATCCAACCCATGCTTCTTTGTCATATTCCAAACCAGTCTGCTCAAGACAATACAAAGACATATTCCCTGCAGGTCCAAGACTCTGTCCAGTCAATGGGTCTTGGATGCCTTCGCCAAACTCAGCCCATGAAACCCAAAAAGTTTGGTCTTCATCCAGTCCAGGAATAAAACTGTTGTCTTCAATCACATGGCCTTGTTCATACCAAGTGTATGAGTACTGAGTTCCATCTGCATTTCTAGCTGTGTATACATAGTTGACAAAGTTTCCACCCTCTTGGTCCCATATTCTGATTCTTGGTGCTGAGACTGTACCCATTGCAATAATCAGTTCAATGTTCAATGAACCACCACTTCCAGTTGCATTGATGATGTAACTTGGTGAACATCTTGCACTGTCTTGGTCTTTCAGTATTTGAAACCGACCTGAACCACTCTTTCTGATATACCACTCACCCAATGCACCAAATACAAATGGGACATATTGACCAATTGGTGTTTCAATGATTCTGCCAAGTGTAGCTGCGCGCTGGTCCAGTCCTGGAAATACATATGGGTCTATTTCAAAACTGTTGTCCAACATCTTGATTGCTTTCACATTGGTGCTGTTCTCAATGCTGAACATAATATGTCCAGGTGGTCTGGTTGGTGTTCCAATGATTGGGTCTTTGACCTTTCCAAGAAACAATGGAACTCTGTCTTCATACTTGAATGATGTATGACCATTGTATTCATCAACAATAATCATTGAGACTTCAGCAGCTGCAAGTTCCAAACTTCGACCATGCAACCATTCTGAAATCCAGTTGACATCATTGAAAGTCAATTCCATTGCAATGCTAGAGCCATCTATATCGAATCCAACAAAGTCTGTCTGTTGGTCTATTGTTGGATTTCCAAGACCACCATTGTATCTGTACAGTTCACCAGTGCTTGTATCTGTTATGTCAATGGGTACAGTGCTGAAGCGGTAAGTCTTACCCAACCAATCAACATCCAACAGAAAACACAGTTCTGCACCTTGTATGTCATTTGGATGCAACATTATTCCACCTCAACCATGTTGACTGTTGACAGCCTGAACATTTCATCTTGTTCTTCTTCACCAAGTACACTTTCCATTGTCACTGCTCCTGCAGTTCTGACCAGTGCTTGGTTGTGGTATCGGTTAAATTGATACACACCATTGTTTGCAGTGTCTTTTGGGATTGCTGGCAAGTACACCAATGGTTTCTGCTCACTGAGATACTGAGCAATACCCATCATTCCAAATATTGCATCTCCATAATGTGCAACCGGTTGAGCATCTGCAGTGTTGTTGAACTGCCAGTAATCTGGATTCAGTGCATGAATGGTTCTTGTGTCCACTGGTTCTGTCCAGCCCACTCTGAAAGACCTGCGACCATTGGACATCTTGCGCGCATAGTATTGGCCATCATTTGTTTCATATGCCATAACATTCGTATCATATGATATACTGCGGCCTCTTTGATACTGTGGAGCCATGAAATACACGTTACCCCATAGCATTGTTCCAATTTGAAAGTATCCTTCCAGTGTGTTCTGGTTGTCTATCTCTATGGCATATGCAAATGCACCAACATTGGAAACAGCATCTTGATACAGTTCTGCAATCAGTGAAATGCTGGTTGGCATCAGCTTTAGTGTTCCAGTTGTTGGCAGTGTTGCAGGGTCTGTTTGTGCTGTGTCAATCACCAAGACACATTGCTTGGAATCACTGGCATTGCTGAAAAGACCTTCACTGTTTTGCTTGATTTGAACAATGATTGTATCTTCACCACTTATCAGTGCAGCGCGCCAACCATTGGCTTCATTGTATTTTAAATAGAACTCTTTTGTGGCTGCTCCTGGAAGGATGGTTGCCCCACTGCGCTTGAATGTACCTTGCAGATTCTCAGAAGTGTCAATGGTTGCAATATTGTCCCAACTGGCCCCATTCCATGATTTCAGTGTTCCAGTTCTCCAGTTGATGTTGTTCAAGTGGATGCCAGCAACATCTGACAGACCCAATGAACGTGCTGTGTCTTTTGCAACTGGGTCAGTAAAGAAAGCAATTCTGTTTGCACTGGAGTCATCCACACTGCGCCATACAACACGTGGTGACAAAGCAACATCATGAAAGATGTGTTCAACTGGAAAATCATACCGCGGTTCAATAGTATACTGGTCTTCTGCTCGTGCTGGACTGTCTTTTGCAGACAGCAACAGCCCTTCATCAATGTACTGATATGAACCATAACTTGGATATAGACCACCGCGCTTTTCTGTTTCTGGCTTTCCAAATCCGGCTTCAGACACGTGCATTTCTGACCAGTATGATTGCAGTGAACCTGTGAACAAATCAATGTGGCCCCAGTTTAATCTGCCACTCGCCCCAGCTGGTTGAGTACCCAAAGTCAAATCAGTTTCAGTCCACTTGTTTGCTTGCTTTTCATCCCATTCACGATGGTACAACTTCACATTCACACCACTTTGGAACAGCATGAACTCATATGTCTTTGTCAAATCAATAGAGATGTCAGCCAGTTGTGTGGAGTGGTCGCGAACTTTGAAACCACTGGTTGCAAATCTCATCTGTAAGGTGTAACTGTTTGCACCATCTGTATTCTGCAAGGTCAATGCAATGTAATTCAATGTTTGATTTGTTCCAGTTTCAACGCGCATCTTGAATCTGTAGAATCCTTCTGAATAGATGTTTCCAGCATAGTTGTATTGTTTGACATTTGTTGAAGTGGTTATTTTCAGACCTTCTTGCAACACTGTTGCTGTTCCTGCTCCACTGGTTGACCAGTGTCCACTGTTGTCTGGAATTTGATTGTGAATCCAGTTTGCATCAAAACCAACATATTGATTTCTGTCTGGTTGAACAACTAAAGCTGGATGCTGAACAGTAGACCATCCACCAAAGTACATTCCAGCAATGCTTTGAAATGTATTGCACATCAACAGCGCGCGCCCTTCCCATACAACTGCCTTGAAATTGTCAATGGTTGTAGTTGAGTCAGGACCAAAGACCAATGCTGTGTCTATACCTGGTGTATTGTTTTGACTGATGAAGTTCCAAGTGTCGCCAAGGTCATCTGATACCCATCCATAAACATCATTGTCTGTGTCCCTAGCAACCACAAAGATTCTTTCATTCTGATACCACATTGCAACAGTACCACCAAGCAACACTGTTCCAGTTGCAGTTGCAAAAGTCTTGGCACCGCTTGAAATGTCCACTTCATATTGTGTGGTGTAATCTGTTCCAGCGGCTGCAATACCTGGATGCGGAATCTTAAGAAATGAAACTGTGTCTGTTGCAGATATGTATGCAAATCCCTGCTGGCCATCTGGAAGACTCACTGCAGTTGGAAAAGCGTGGTCTTCTCCAAAGTTGCCCAGTGTGAAGAAAGTTGTTCCTGAATCTCTTGATACAAATTGGACCAGTGCATTTCTTCCTGCTGTAGTGACCTTGGACCGCGTACCAACTACCAAAGAAACAATGTCATCTGTCACCAGCAATGTTGTTGTATCAATGAAGACACCAGTTGCACCAACCAATATTGGGTTCTCAACCATTGCCCTGCGGCTGACTTCTTTCCAGTTGTCCCCATTGTCGTAACTTCTCCACACAAACAGATTGACTTGGTCTGTTCCAGTGTAATCAAAGAAGGTGACAATCAATGACCCATCTTTCAACTGTGCTATTGCTGGCTTGGCTGTGGTGTTTGGTGCTCCGGCCAAAGTAACAGTCAACAATGTCTGCAGTGCTTCAATGCTGTTGTTCTTCTTCTGTCTGCGCACTGCTATTGTGTACACTCCAGCATTCTCAAGTTCTTGAACCCAATACAATGTTCCATCATCCGTTGCAACTGCAGCGAAGTCATCATAAAAAGCTGTACCACTTCCAAAAGCAAAGTATTTCCAGTCTGTTATGACATTGTTACTATTTTGTCCCAACTGTGCACCATCTGTTCCAGACCATACAAAACTGGCCTTCTCTCCAGGTGTACCACCTTCCACTGTTTCAACTGTGATGTCTTGGGACTGTGAACCAGCCATGGCCAAAGTTAAACCAGTATATGGTTGAGATGCTTTGGCAACTCCAGCACGTGGATTCTTTTCTGTGAATGTTGACTGTGCTGGCCAAATGTTATCTTTTGTTATGTTGCATGTTGGGATAATGAACCCGCGCATGTTTTCTGGTGTAGTATTTGTGCCCATATCAATATGCCCTTATTCCAGTTTGTTTCTGTGGTCTGAATCCTATTTCTCTTGCAAATCTTCCAAAGTGTCTGAATGGCTGAATCACTACAACTTGACTATCCATTCCACCGCCTTGCTGCAATTGCTGAACACCTTCTTCACCACCTATTCTTTGAACTGTGGCCCGGTCCAATACTGCTTCACCTTGTAGAACCCGCGCGCCCATTTCATCCGGGGCCATACCACCCATGTGAAAAGTTGCTTCTGGCATCTGTTGAGCCATGACAATTCCACTCTGTGCTGCTGCTGTTGCTGCAATTGTTCCAATCCTGATACCGCGCAGACCTTTTGGAAGTGCAAGTGCCTTGGTTACTTCTTTGGCTGCTGTGAAGGCAATGTCACCAATTGCACCAATCTGTGCCATTCTGAAAAGTATCTTCATGACTTTTGCATTGGCCCTTCCATTCTCTTTTGCAAGGTCCATTGCAGATTTGGCAAATTGTTCAAGACTTCCAAATACTTCTTGCCCTTGGTCTATGGTGTCATTCATCAACTGTTTTTGTTGTTCCATGTATGCAGTTACACCATCTTGTCTTGCTTGGTTTATCTTTTCTTCCACCAACATTCTTGCTTTGCCAACTTGGTTTGATTGAACACCCAGTTCTGCAATGCGGTCCAGTTCATCTTGAAATGCCTGATTCTTTCTTTCTTCATCAGTCAACAACAGTTCATCTGCAATGCGGTCCAGTTCCATGCTTGCATTTTGTTGTCTGTGGAATCTCTGTTGGTCCAGTTCAATGAGATTGCGCAGATTGTCTTCTTCATCTTCTTGCAGGCCAACAATCTTTTCATGTGAACCAACCTGTGCTTCTTTGGCCTTCTTGGTTTCATTCTCATATTCTTGGATTTGTAAGGCCATGTCCACAGCTTGTTCTTGATGACCAACAATGATTTCCATTGCTTTTTCTTGTGTTGCAATCTCATTGGTCAGTGAATTGCGAATCTTGACCAGCTGATTGTTCAAAACCATATCATGCTCAGTCAAATCAACATTTTTGTTGACTCCTGCAGTTATCAACTGTAGATTGTGCAATCTTTCTTTTTCTGTTTCTGAAAGAATAGCCTGGTGTTTGGATGACTTCAGATTTCCAGCCATTATGCGCTTCACCATGTCCAGTTCTTCAGTTCTCTGGTCAATGACTGTCTGTTGTTGTTCAATGTTGCTGGTGAACATTCCCTTGGTTCTTCTTTCAGTCTGTTTCAATGCTAAATCATATTCACTGATTGAACCAGTCAGAACTGCATACTGGTCTTGGATGTCACCCAGTTTATTCAATGAGTCATCAAAGTTGCCACGCAGCTCTTTGTATGAATCATTCAATCCACGTTGTGCTTCTTTCATTTCCAGTGTCAGTTGTCGTGCCTTCTCAATCTCCTGTTGATATGACATGTAACCAAGTGTCAAAGCACCAACAGCAACTGCACCAGCAATCACAACTGGATTCAATGACTTGAAAGACATTGTCAGTCCTTCTGTCACTGCAAAAGCATCTGCAATCCCATCTGCAGCTTCTGCCAACTGAGGATTCACACCACGCAAGGCCAACCCAATAGAACTAAAACCGCGGTCAATGTCACCACTGGCATCTGCAACATGTTCCAATCTTTCTTCTGCGCGCCTTGCACTGTCTGCCATATCATCAAAGTCTTTGGCACCACGACTTGCAGCCATACCCGCTTCTTTTGCTGCTTTCTTGCTGGCATCGGCTGACTTCTTTGCTGCTTTCTCTGCCTGCTTCAGTTGTCTGTCTAAAGCTGACACCATCTTCTTTGCTTCTTGGTCAGTGACATTGGGTATCTGTTTCAACTTGGCCATCAAGTCTTTTAAGTCGGCCTTGTATGAAATCTGGATGCTCTTTTGAACTTCGTTTGCCATGGTTTACACCTTCTTCATGAGGTCATCAGCAAGTGCTTTGACAACCTTGTTTGCAGTTTTTCTGTGTGGTTTCACCAGTGTTTCATCAGCAACCCTTTTTCCTTGGGGTCTAATGATGTCTTGACTTCTCCAGTTCTCAGAATCAACACCGTACTTGATAACATAGGAATATGGTGCAGTGTTCTTCAAGAAGACAATCACTTTACCATGTGCATCCACCTTGATACCGCGCTTGAACTTCTTATAACTGCCCTTTGAAACTTTGAATGTGCTGGTGACATCCCCTTCTTTGTTTCTTCTGATGATGGGTTGTCTTTTTGGCCAGTCCAGTTTGGCTTCTTTTTCAATCCGCTTGAGTTCTGTATCCATAATGGCTTCAGCACCAGGTGCAACCAGCTTCAAGAAGCCCATGAACATTTGAGTCATGTCTTCTTGAACTGTTACAGTTGCATTGCCACTTGAATACTTCTTCATTTTATCCCATCCGTTTCTTTATCATTGCTTCCATTCTAGCCCTTTTTATGGCTTCTTGTCTAGCATGTTTGTCTTCTGGAGATTCGCAATGAAGTCTATATTCTGCAACCACTTTCACTTTTGTCGATGGGTCTAGGGCATAAAACCAGTTTGGTTCTTGATTCCAGCGCATTGCAATCCGCATAACCATCAAGTCAAACGCACCCCACCGACTTATGAAAAATTTGCTGTGTCCTCAACTTCTTGCTCAGTGGGTATGACTTTCATCATCTCCACCAACACTGCAGAACCTTGTTCATATATCTGCCCAGGAGTCAGCCCAGCATCCAACAATCTGTCCAAGCACTTGAATCCAAATACAATTGGGTCACCACTTGCAACTGGATATGCTGGAAGACATTTGGAGTGATCAACACCAACTGCAATTGCAGCTGCACACAGTCTTCCTAACTGGGCGCGGTTTGGTTCAGAACCCCATATGCTGACAAAGTCAAGACAAACAGCAATGGATTTGGGCAGAACAACTTCATGTTCTCCAAGTTTCTTCAAATCAACTTTCATTCAGTACCTCACATTTTATGAAAGATGGGCTATCCACCGGACAGCCCTAAGTTTTTGTAAATTATACAGGACCTGTAACAGTTGACCCACCGTAACAAGTGAAATTCAACGTGAATGCACTGGGGTCACCTTCTGCAAAGTCCAAAGTGCAAACACACTTGGAAAGAACAACAGTATGGTCTGCATCATCACCAAAGTCTGTTCCTTCTGCTTTGTACTCAATGTCAACACAGTAATGTTCAACATATGGAGTGCCAACAGTACCAGTTGAAACATTTCCATTGTAGAAACCAGACTGATTGATGAAGTCGCGGATTGAACCAGCTTCACCAGCATCTGTGAACTGTCTGAAGTGAAATGCAAATGAACCAGTGATTGCTTGCTCATCTTGCTTGCGGATTGCAGAAAAATTTCCGCGGTCCATCACTACCAGTTCAGAAAACTGCTGTGGTTGTGAGAATGAAAAGTTTCCATCTTCGAATGCAACATCAAGAGTGACTGGTGTTCCAGTTCCATCTTTTAATGTTATAACGCCATCGCGCTTTGTCTTTGGTACAACTGAATAAGCCATAGTGAATATCCTAATTTAGTGTGTGTAGGGTGGTAAAATCAATAGTAATTATAATGTATTCTTGGGACTCTGTCACTTCACGAGTTGACCCATTATATCTGATTGTGAAGGCATTCTTTGGTGAAATATATGCAGTCAATATGTCTGCAATGATTTGCTGTTCAGTATCCAAGGCCAAATCATAATCTGTGGGGTATATGTCCAAAGGCCTCAACCGATATGAGAAGATGACTTGGACAGGAGTGTTGATATAAACACCAACAGAACTGCGCTGTCTTTCTTCCATTGCTGTGCTGTTTGACAGTCCCACTGTGAATGCTAGATGTGCAACAGTGTTTTCAGTCCTTCCAAAGTAGTCTGGACTGTGTTTGGACATCTTGAATCCACTGATGTTTGCAACCTTCTCTGCAATTGCTTGTCTGACTGTACTGAGATTCATCTTCTTCTGTACCTTCTGCGATAGTTAGAACCAGGCTGGCAAGTGTAGATGACTGGCTGCTTTGCTTTGCGGTTGTTTGGTTGGTCACTCTGTCCATCGTGGTCATAGTCATAGACAAAGTTGATTTGTTTCCACTCATATGTGTATTGTTTGAAATGCTCACTTGCTAGGTCTAAATATCGACCATTGGACTGACCCAGTGAACTGTGGAAATCTCTGAAGATGTAATACAGTGTCAAGTTCTGGTGTGCTGCTCTGAATGCTTCTGCACTCATCACCAAGTATTCAAGTCCACCGCCTTCTGTTCTCATCTTCTGAATCATTGCATACCAAGCTTCATCAATGTATGACTGGTATGAAGTCAAGTTGCTTGGTCTGATGTCTGCAAGTTGTGAATATGTGCTGGTCAAATCTCCATCACTTACCACTGGGTACAATCTGCGCTTCACAACAGCTGCACTGCGCCTGAAGTTATAGACACCAGTTGAAAATGTGATTTCCCAAGATTGCAAATACCCTTCACCCAGTTGCAAACTGTCTGCCAGATTGGATGCTGAATGTGTGTATTGTGAAATGTTGGCTGGAAATGTTCCTGCTGCTTCATCAACAATCTTTGTTCCATTGGGTGCTGTTAGACTGTAGCGCACATCTGTTGGAACTACCAATGCACCATCACGATAAACTGGAAGTGTGGTCAACTGTGATTTTCCACGTTCCAAAAGTTCAGGAATCTTGATTTGTGGTGCATATGGTGTTGAATTGCTCATTATGTGAAATCTCCATATATTTCAAGACCCTGTTTGTTATATCTTGTAACAAAGTCTTTCATGTCCTTGACTTTACCACGCAATTCATCCAGTTGCTCTTTCTTTTCCGGAAGATGTTGCTGCTTGATAAGAATCTCAATTTGTCTGCTGCGTTCCAGTTCATGAATGGCCAGCTGCCAAAAGTGCGGTTCAGGATTTCCCAAGATGTTTGAGCGCATCAGATTGACAGACCACAGTTGAAAAGCATCCAAATCCATGTTTTCAATCAGTCTGTTGGCCACCACTTTGATTTTCATCCACTTTGGAACATGATAACGACCACCACGCACTGGATAAACGTGCATATAGTCATATTTTTGTGGGTCAAGATATATCCAACCTTGTTGCTGGAGTTGTCCAATACGAGAACCAGGATTTCCCAGTTCACCATGGATTTGATGAATGCCATTCACCCCAGGCATGACACGTTCCATTCTGAGATGTGGAACAAAGAAACCTTTCTTCACTGTAGCTGTCTTCTTGCCAGTTGTCTGTTCTACATCTCTGTAGACAAATTGCCAGTTGGTCGGATGCCACTTGTAATAAAAAGGGTGATTGGGTCGTGCAGGCAACACATTGGTTGTCTGCTGGGTCATTGGTTGCCATTGTTGTGGTTTGATTTCCATGTTTGTACCTCATTGGAAAAAGGGTGGCAGCCATGGAAGACCACCACCCAAGTTTGTGCAGATTATACTGCTGAAATAAGAGTAACACCGCGGAAATCATCAATGATTGACATTCCCAAGTAAGCATGTCCTACCACACTTGTGATAGCCTTTAGACTGTCGCGGTCCATTTCCACAGAAACTTCACCCATTTCCATGGCTTCATTTGCACCGACAGGTGAAGGCATTCCAGTAGCGAATCCCAAAGCACCAGGGGCAAAGATAGCACCAGCATGGTCAGTTGAATCATCAGTGATGTATGAAGATGTGTAGATTTCAACACCCATGAAGTTACCTTTGTAGTGTGAACCTTTTGCACTGATTGCTTCATAAGATGCAGCAACAAATTGCAAGATTCCAGTGGTCTGAGCAAGAATGTTGTCTTGCAGGTCAGCCCATTGTTTTGGATGCAACAAAGCAACGTATGGTCCAGGTGCACCCTTTCCAGAGTCAGCTTTTTCCAAGTGTTGGATTGCAGCCAAGAAAACAGCAATTGTCAAATCAGCACCTGTTGAACCTTTGGTGGTTGTGAAACCAGCAACAGCTGCACCAGTGATGTTTGCAAATAATGCTTCATAAGAGTTTGCAATACTTTCAGCAATGCGAAATGGGTCAATGTCGCCTGAGTTCAAACCAGTCATACTAGCCAGGTCAGTGATTTCGTACGCTAAAGAATTTCTTTTGCAAACTACATCAACATGAGCATCTGTTAATCCTGCTGGAGTAACTGCAGAATCTTCAGTTGCACCAGTGAAGGCAGAAAATTCATCATATCCATCAAGTCCAGCTTTACGCACGCGGATAGTATCAGAACCCATTCCATTGATACTGCCGACAAAGTCAACAAATGGTGTGTTTCTAAGGTTAGTTGAGTCAGTTAGTAAAAGTCGGATTTCCTGAGAAATCATCTTTTGCATTCGTAAGTCTTCGTTAGGGGTAGACAACCCGTATTGTGTAATTGGCATGGTAAACACCTGAATAGGAAGTTAAAAGTTTTGTGGGGTGGTATTTGGTGGACTTTCTGCTGTTGCGGGTGCGACCCTTCCACGAAAAGTGTTTGTCTTATTTTATACCATACATAAGGCTTTGGCAAGTAACAAAAAACCCCACTGAGGAACAGCGGGGAAAAAGAGGAGGTACGACCCTTTTTTTTATGGGGAAATGCGGATTACATTGAAACTACAATCTCAGCACCAGTCACATTGATGACTGATTTTACTTTGACATTGTTAGCATCAACCAACTGAACTTCACATTGAATCTTGTTTCCACTGCTATCGTAGCAAGAAACATGAACAATCTTTTCACCAAGTTGGTGATTCAATGTTGCAAATGTGTTTGCAGTCAAGTTCTGAGGAGCAAAGGTCTTGCGGAAGCTAGACAAAGCAACAAGGATGTCACCAGTTGCATTGTTGTACTGAACCAAGTTTCCAGCGGCTGGGTCTGCTTGAACAGCTGCACGAGCACGAGCATCTGTGAAGAACAAGTTTGAACCTTCAGCGATGTCATCAGTATCTGCATCCAAAGCAATCTGACCAGTCAAACTGTTGTATGCAAGTCCATCAGTATTAACAGACATGGCACCACGAGCACGAGCATCTGTGAAGTACAAGTTTCCATTCTCAGAAACCATTGATGTATCAGCATTCAATGAGAATTCACCGCCACCATCCCAAGAAAGGCCAGTTCCAGCAGAAAACTGTGCGAACACATCTGATAATTCAACTTTCAACTCACCATTGGCACTGTTGTACTGAAGCAACTGAACATCAGGACCAGTAACAGCACCCAAAGAAACAGCACCACGAGCACGAGCATCTGTGAAGTACAAGTTTGTACCTTCAGCAACATCATCAGTATCAGCAGCCAAAGTGATTACACCAGTCAAACTGTTGTATGAGATTCCACCACCAGAAACTGACATTGCACCACGTGCACGAGCATCTGTGAAGTACAAGTTAGATGCACCTTCACTGATTCCATCAGTATCAACATTCAATGAGTATGTTCCGTTAGAAGCATCGTATGCAAGGCCAGAACCAGCAGCAAAGAAACCTCTGATTTCACCTTGGTCAGCTGTGAACTCACCAGTTGCACTGTTGAAATCAATACCAGCAGAAGCAGACAAAGCACCACGCACTTCAGCATCAGTGACATCAGCACCTTCAATTTCAGCCCAGTCAGCAGTAGTTCCAGCACTTCCACCGTTGTGAATCCAAGTTTCTGCGCGACCACTTACAGCAGTCAAAACGATTATATCGCCTTCTTGCTTTTCATCGCCATTTGAATAGTTAGCAGTAACCCAAGCAGACAAAGAAGCAGCAGATGTGTCAACAGATACATCAGTGATTGTCAATGGCTTAAGCTTTAGTTTTAAATCTCCGCCTTCAGTTACTAGTTCAGCATAGTTTGCAGAATCAGAAGCGATTCCAACTACACTGTTGGCTTCAAGATATGATTTGGTAACAGCATGATTGTCTGCAGAAGGGGCTTGGTTAAGTTGAACAACGCCTTCAAATACATTTGTGGGTGCAAGAAATTGCATGGTATTTCACCTGTGTGGAATGTTTGTGTTTGTTTGTCCTGTATGGACTGTGGGTATCTTATCTGATAATCACTGAACCAGTCTTTGCATTTACGAAAGTCACCACAAGACTGTTTGTTGATGTGTGTTGGACATCTGCATAAACAACTGTCCCATCATCCAGCAAAACTTGGACAGTTGGATAATACCCAAGATTGTGATTCACAGTGACTTGGGTTGAGTTCGAAAATGTATATTCCACCGGTCTGGATGGAAAGAATACTGATTGTGCCATGGTTGTACCTCATTTATGTATTTTATGTCATTTTTCCTCAATAATGACAGTGACTTCAGCACTGGCCAAAGTCTTAGTTGCAATCTGGATGCTGGAAAGATTGTTTGTACCTCTTCCCATGTCAACCATCATGTATCCGCCAGATTTGATGAACAGCTTGTTCACTCCACTGGTTGAACCACCTTCAACTGCTTCCAAAGAAACATAGATGTCTGCTGTTTCACTTCCAACTGTGACAAGTCGGCCTTTACTGGGCAAATCAACTTCAGTCCATGTTTGCACTGCACTGAAGTTCTTGATGATTGGATATATGTTGATTCTTGAAAAGTCTTGGCTCACTTCTTACCTCTATAGGCCTTGCGGATTGCTTCTCTATTGGCCTTGTAAAAGTCAAAGTCATCCAGTCCACGTTTCAACATGTCACTGGATTGAACAGGTGCGACTGTTGCACCAGTGTTTGTTTTGGGTGCAATCAGAACTGGTTGGTCTGGTTGAACTTGTTCGGTCACTTGTTCGGTCACTGCTTCTGCAGCTGCACTTGGTTCTTTTGCAGTGAGATGGTGTCTTAATGTTATTGGTGCTTTGGTTGGGTCTTCTTTCATGGCAGCCAACCATTCATTCAATCCAGGTGCTTTGGAATCTCCTTTGGTGGCCTTCTCATATTGCCATTCTACCAGTTCGCGAACCTCTGAATCAACAATGCCCAAATCAGCCATTGCAGTATGTCTGGAATACCGGTTGTTAGCATTGTCCAGTTCTCCTTCCAGTTCTTGAACACGTGAAGACAACTTGGTTATCTTTTCCAGTTCTCCACTTTGATTGTCCAATTGGTCTTGAAATGCTTTTGCTTGTTCTTCAGCAGTGATTGCACGCGCAGACAGTTTCTGTATTCTGTCTTTGAATGCGTTCTCAATGTCTGATTTCAGAACATAGTCTTGGCCTTCATGATTGATTGTCTTCATTGTTTTGTACCTCTTTACTTCTCAATTGTTGATGGTGAATAAAATCTTTGAAAATCTCAAATGCAATCTGTTTGTTGTCCCAATCATGCTCATATGGTATTTCCATGAACTCTGAAAGACTCCAAAAGGGTAACCAGTGGTCATGCAAATCCAACATATCCATTGTCTTGGGATGGGTGAACTGGTATTGGCAATGAGGGTGAACCAGTCTGATTGTTTCCATCAATGACAGAAACAACTTGTTTGACATCCATTCCACTTTTGCATGCAGTGGGTTCATTTCCTCTCTGCATTGCTGGCAAATCATTGGTTTCATCATAAGAATTCCGCTCTCTCTCTTCGAATCTGCAACAAGTATTCTCTTGCTTCTTTTGCATCCATATCATCATACATCATCATCACTGCTGTAACTGGTGAAATCAAACCAGCCTGCATCTTTGCAATGATGTCTTCTCTCTGTGCTTGCATCTCAGTTGGTGTCAATGGCATGCTGTGATATGAAACACGATACCCATCTTCAGGAAGATTGGTCCCAAGAAATCTATTGGCCAGCATTGCAGTCTTGGCCAACAGTTCTTCATCTGCCATTCTGAAAACTGGTGCAAACTTCTTCTGTGCTTCGCGTTGGCCAGCTTTAGAAACTGACAATGCGTATCCACTCATTGGGTCACCATTGGTCCTGCTGACTTCTGCAGGAGAAAGACCAGCTGCCATTGCAACACGCATTTCATATTTTGCAATAGATGCCAGCAAATCATGTGGGTCTGTTGCAATCCCAAATGAACCAACCATTGGTTGACCTTGTGCATCTGGGTCTTGAGTGAAGACAAGTATGCTGGATGGGTCAGTTGATATGGAAGCGCGCCTTGCAACATTGTTCTGGTCAATCTGACTGAGTCCTGCAACCGTTAGACCAGCCACATACTTCTGTGACCAACTGGCTGACTTCACCAAATGAGTCCAAAAAGAATACAGCACTGCAGAAGTCAATGAACCATAGACCATTTGTGAACCACAATACGGGTCCCACAAATAACCAGTCTTCTCTGCATGGTACATGACAACTGGAATGAATGGTTGATTGTTCTTATCTCTGTATGGGTAGTCTGCACCAACGTGTGTTGGATGTCCCATATACATTTCAGATACATCTGCACCAAGTGAACCATCTTGATTGATTTCAAACATTCCAAAGACTGGGTTGTTCATGTCTCGAATGTCCATCACATCTGCAACCCAATGGTAGCCAGTGGATGTCTTGCGCAATCTGTATTCTTGATAGTACACTGGAACATCTGGTTGGTCTGGATGCGCTTCACAAAATACCAAATCTGGAGTGACCAACCTGTATTGTATTCCCGGCACTCGTGCTGGACTGTTTTCTGTGTGTGGATTCACATCAATGCGAATGATGGATTCACGCAATCCAATGACCATCTGCTGCGCTCTTTGCATCAGCTGCCAAAGACCTGCTTTTGTGACCAGCCCTTCACGACCAACCATTGCATCAATGTCACCATTCATGTTTGTGATTGCTGGGTTCTCATGGTACAAGACACTCAGTTGTCTAGTGATTTGTTCAAATGGGTTTGAACTCATGTCACTTGGTCCCCATGCTTCTCTTCTGTCTGCTGGAAGGTGTCTTGCAAGTTCTTCTTCCAAATCTTCTTCCCAAGCACCAAGAATCATTCTGCGTCTCAGACCTGTATGGTCCCAACGTGCTTGTTCTCCTGGATTGGGTGCAAGTGGTTTCATGGGTTTTTCATTGTACATGTTAGAACCTCAAATGGCTTGGTATGTTGGTGAATCTTGTATTTTCTATAACTGGAGTTACACAGTAGCGCAACGCATCGACACAATGGCCCCACTCATCACGTGACCTTGCAGACTGGTTCTTTTTCATTGTCCATCTCTGAATGGATTGAATAGTGCGGTTGCACTTTGGATGAATGAAGAACTGTTTTCTGGCCATGATTGAATGCAACATTGCACTGCCATAGTATACACTGTATCTTGGCTTTCTGATAGTTCGAATCCTGAAAGGCAAATTGGGCATTCTCAGAATGTTTTCAAAGGCGCGCATCAGCAAACTGTTTGACATCTTTCCACTTCCATTCTTGCCGCTTCCAAAGTGGACATTGTCACCAGTCCAGTGACATTGTGCTGGTTGCACATTGTTTCTGCTGCACATTTCCAAGATTGCTCTTGCATGGCTTTCTGGAGGAGCTGCACCAGAAATGTATTCATCCAAAACATATACCCATGGGTCTTGTGGATTGCTGGCATTCACAGCAGACAACAATGCAATCTGTGTGTTGGGTTGGCTTCCATGGTCAATGCCAATTGCAATCTCATAGTTGGCTGGTGGTGGTGGAATACTGGAAATCATTGATTCATCAAAACAGTCAAAGACTCTGCCTTCAGGTATCCCAATTACGAAGTCCCCATTCAAGCGCGCGTTTCTGTCTATTGGCAAATATGTTTGGGTGATTCGGTCGATGGTGTCCTGTGTGATTGTTGGCTTGCAGAACTTTGGAGTTGTCATTTCAACTGTCAAGGGTGCTTTTGTGCAAGATATGACACCTTCTTCCACCAGCTTCTGCATGTATCTGACATCTTGGCCAACTGGGGTCATGGTCACTGCAATGGTCCCACTTTTACCACCTGCCCCACCACGCAATGTTCTTGCTGCAATCTCATTCCAGACTTCTTGTGGTACTGGTTCATCCACATGAACAAAAGATGCTGTGAAAGATGCCAGTCCAAGACCTTGATTGGCTGTTTTGATGTATATGATTGAACCATTGGAGAATTTTACTATTGGATTTACACCTCTGAAGCCCTTTCCAGCGATAAACTCACAATCTGGATGCAGTGAACCTTTGGGAGTCAGTGCATACAACTTTTCTTGAATGGTCACTGACTGTTGATGTGAATGTGTGATCAAGTATGCTTGGATTGGTGGTGGATCGGTCTTCAGATATGGATGTGTTCCAAGACATCTGTGCAACAGTTCAACACATCCAGTTGTTGTCTTTCCAACTTGATTGCCACCAAGAAACAGTTTGATTTTGCTGTTGTCTTTCAACCATGTTTCTTGTGGTGGTGTTGGACAAAAGTATGTCAAAGGATTCTGAACCGCCCTTGCACGCAGTGAGCGCATCTTTTTGGTTGCGTTCTTAATCGACATCAAACACGACACCGATACAAATAGCACCCTCTTGGATGACCTGCAAAACTGGCCTGCGCGATAACTTGGAAATCACTTTGCAAGTTCGCAGAAAGTATTCTGTTCTTGGTATGCTTCCAGTTCTCCAGCGGCTGACAACTGATTGATTTGTTCCTATCTCTTTTGCCAACCATGCAACTGTTTTGTTTTGACTGGTTACTTCTCTGCGCACCCATTCCCCAAAGTTCATCATTCACCCCATGACAATCGCAAGGATTGCACCCGCAACATGGACATTCATTTGCTAATTGCTTCTTGTTTTGCATTTCTTTTCTTCCATCGCTTTTCTGCGTTGTTCATTTCTGATGTGTTCATTAATGCTTCAAACACCAGCTGTCTTGGATTTCTGTCTTGATACATTGCAAACACTTCACACATTGCAACCAAGTGAATCACCTTTGGATATACCACCCCATTGGTCCACTTTGAAATGCTGGTGGGTGAAATACCTGTTCTCGCTGCAAGTTCTTTGTGTGAAATGTTTGATTTGACTATTTGCTTTTCCAACCATATTTCCATCAAGTCTTTCATTTTCGCTTCTCCAGGACTTCCAAACATTTGTCAATGCTCATTGCATGCTGTTCACATCTTTCAATGATGACAAAGGTGTTTTCAATGTTGCTGATTTCATCACATTCTTTCTGACTTGCACCATCTCCTTCACGTGTTTGCAATCTGCAGAACATTTCACGACAAAGCAAATCACCATGGTCTTCCATCCATTCTTTTGAACAAGACACACCAAGCAAATCAGTGTCTGTCAGTTGCTTTGCAATCTCCTGTTCACCAAGTGCCAGTGTGGACTGGATGGAAGCCAACTGTGTCAGTGTGTCATTTTGATTTGCAATGATGTCTGCTTGTTTGTTTCTTTTGGAGTTTATCAGACCATGAATGGCAGTTGTACCCAACGCACCACCAAGAAGCCCAAATGCTAAAGCTTGAATGATTGTCATGTGAATAACCTCAGTTGTTGTTGATGTGTTTCCAGTCTTTCTTTTGCTGCTTGGAAATAGTCAGCATCCAGTTCAATACCAACAAAGTCCAAACCACTGTCATGCGCTGCAATAGCACTTGAACCGCTTCCAAGATGGGTGTCCAGTATCTTCATTCCTTTCTTTGCATACTTATCAAAGATCCATTGGTACAATGCAACTGGTTTCTGTGTTGGGTGAATCTTTCCAGAATACCTATTGTCATACTTAAATAATTTTGTTGTACCTTTGAATGAAGTCCAAGCAAGTTCAACTTGACTAAATGTTTCCCATGGTTGACATTTATCCCATGTTATCCATTCTCTGGATACTGATAATTTATCTGTGAAATACTGACCACCCCAGACTATCTGATTTACTGATACCCTACAAAGTTCATTAAAGTATTTTACAGATGGTGATATGTCCCAGTGGTCAATTGCACCATGGTGGAATACACGATTTTTAAATAATCCTACACCACCTTTTTGAGCACCAAGAGATTTCATTCCATATGGTGGATCCACAACGGCCAAATCAAAACTGTTGTCTTCAAGTGTGGCCATATACTGAAGACAATCACCATTGACAAGTTCTATTGTCATTCTATACCTCTTTCTTTTTGATTTGTATTACATTCCCCATATCACCTATATCAGATTCAAGTCTTTGCCTCAATATGGGTGGCAAAGAAATGATTGCATTGGAGATTTCTGACAACAGCTGTTCATCTGTCAAACCATCCATCTCATCTTGCAAACCTTCTTCTGCTTCCACTTGTCTGATTTGTGCAACCACTTGAAGCAGTTGTCTTTGCAGTGCTGCATATGCTTGCCAAGATTCAGATGCTTCAGCTTTAGACATTCCCCGTTTCAAATCTACTGCTTGAGTTCTCAACAGTTCCAATGTGTTTTCAGAAACAATGATTTCTTCTTGGTCTGGTTGGCTGGTTGGTCTGTCTTTTGAATACCCATGTCTGCGCTCCAGCATCCATGCACTTGCCTTCCAATCTTTCTGACTGGCCTGTGTGATTGTACCAAGGTGAACCATCGCGCCTTCAATCTCTGCCTTTTTTACTGCGTTCAAAAATGTGCAGTATGACTTTTCTTTTGGGTCTTCACCTTTTCGAAGCCATGACCAAAGTGTCGTTCTTGAGATGCCAGCATAATCAGCTGCCATTTCATAAGTGCAACCGGCTTCTATGGCTTTCACAATTCTTTCTTTCCTGGCCTTGGTGAACTTGCTTGGCCTTCCTTTCTTTTTCATGTTGTACCTGTGGTTGTGTTTTGATAATCGGATTAAATCCGCTTACAGTTTCAATTTTTTCTGAGAAAAATATAACAGTAGCGCAAAAAAGTCGTGGTGAGAGCAG